CCATTCCAAGTACAAACATTACTAACAAAACTGCTAACCAAACTTTTAAAACTATATCAACTACCTTGTAGTCTGACAGTGTATCTGTAAAAATCGTTTTTAACGTTTCCATAATCTCTCCTTTTTTATTATAAACTTAACTTCCTAGTGTATCAAATACACCAAATGTAGCATTATCAAATGATGCAGGGTCTGTAATTAGTTGTATTATTACTGCTAATATACCACTAAATGCAAGTGCCATCAATGCTGTAGCCCAAAGTGCAAGTGTGTAATCTAATAGGTTTTCAGCCCGATTCCACATCATTGTAATTGGGTTATTTTTCAAAACATTTCTCATAATCTCTCCTTAATTTAACTTATTTATTTTTACTATAAGCTTGTGTTCCAAAGAATGCTGCAACTATTGCTGCAACTGAAACGAAGTAGGTAGCAGCCATATCACCTAATATTTTAGATGCTTGGTCTAATCCTACTAAATCTGCAAGTACAACTGCAAATGGGTAAAGTAACATACCGAACATAGCAAACCATGCCATCTTCCTTTGAGCATCTCTCATTGCATCTTGGTCATCAAGTTCTTTTCTCTTGAACTCCAAGTACATTGCTTCTTCTGCTTTTGAAACTTTACCATCCCCATTTGTATCGGCAGGATGTATTTGTTTTTTTACTTCTTCCATATTACCAATCTATTTCCTCTTCTTTTTCTTTTTTCTTTACTTTGGGTTTAATATATACTTTTTTTACAACTGTATCTTTCTTTTGTTCTGGTATGATAACATTAATAGTAGGTCCTTCAACATTTACGTTTTGTTCTTGGACAACTTCTATTGCTGCTTCACTATCTTCAATACCAATGAATGATTTTACCTCATCCATAAACAAACCACCAAGACCGGTGAGGATTACTCCTACACCAGCTATGATTTGATTTTTAAGTTGTGAAAAGAATCCTTCTTTTTTTTCACTCATAATTTAATCTCCTTCGGTTACAGGTGTTTGACCTGGTGCACAACCTTGTGCATTTACATTATTGATATCTGATAAAGGTGTATCTGGACACTTATCTATTCCATTGATAACTCCATCATAATCATAATCAGCTAAAAATACCAACTGGTCAACACCCTCACCCATTTCTTGTACTTGAGCTAACAATGCTTCCATTTGTTCTTTAGTTGCTTTTGTTTTCATTATAGCAAGAATATCTTGTAATCCTATTCTTATTTCTGCTATTTGTAAAAAGATTCCTGCCCATTCATTGCCTTCCTCTTTCATTTCTCTTAAACCTTCTAATGCTTGTAACATTCCTTCTATCGAAGAATCTATTTGTGATAAGAAATCATTAGTTGCTGTTAAAGCCTCATCATATTCCATCATCGCATCATTATATTCAAGTAATGCTTCGTTGTAAATTAAAATTGCTTGATTGTATTCTTCTACTGCAGAAACATAATTTTCTATTCCTACAACAATACTTTCTAAATCATCTGTAATCTGTTCCATATCTGATGTTATCTGTGGAATGTTAACTGCATCAAATGATGCAACTAATTCCGATAAAGATTGGTTCAGTTTTTCGAATCCATTCTCCATTGACGGGTTAATACACGCCATAGAAGAAAGTGATAACACTAACGTAATAATTACTAGTACAACTTTTTTCATTTTTATTTCCTTATTGATTAACGAAAACCGTTCTTCCTATTACATTATGATTAACATCTGTTAATTCAAGTGTAAATGAAGATTTATCTAAACTACTGGTGTACACAGAAAGGATGTTATCTCCCTCTTGTGCAGTAAGTTTTTCTTGTGAAATCAAAGAGTTATCTAAATCTCTTATCTTCACTCTGTATGTTCCATCGTTAGGTAACTTTACGTTCATTCTTACCTCACTTGAAACGATTGTAGATTCTAATTTAATTCCTACCAATTCATCTATTAGAAGTGTCTCTGGTACTTCACTAACGAATACAGGTTCCATTATATCATCTTTCATACAAGATGTTAATGTTAATAATACTAAAAGTGTTAATAGTTTTTTCATATCTTTATTCCATGTTTAATTTAATTTGTGTACCATCTGCCTTTACACCTTCGTTAACCTTAAATGAGATTAAACCCGATGTGTTACTCAACTCAACTAATGGTGTGAATATTAATTGATATGGAGTACCTGTTTTTACAGTTTGTGTAAACTGTTGGTCAAATGAACCTATGTTTATTTTTCCTTCTTCTTCGATGTGATTAGCGAAATTAGTCATTTCGTTACCAGTATCGAATATTACGTTCTTTAATTCTAATCTTGTATCATCATATACGATGTTAAATTGCGTTCCAATCATACCTGCTACTTCTGATTTGATTGAGAAGATTACCTCACCATCTACAATTTGAGATGTTAAATCAACACTTTGTTGGATTGGATTATATCTTGCACTTGATGCAAGAGGTGCTGAGTTACTGATATTCATAGAACTAATTTGGAAATCAGAAGTTGATGCTGGTTGATATGAATGTGAGAAGTTAACATCACCAATTAGAATATGAGCAAACTCGAATGATTTATTAGAATCAGTTGGTTTGAAAGTTGCATCTAATCCAACGAAATAACTTCCATTTGAATCTACTGTACCAAATATTGATTTAGTACCACCACTCTGTACTGCTCCACCTTTCTTAGAAACATAGTTACTGTTTCCACTTGTTACACCTTGTAAGTGTGCAAGTATTTCATATGAATCTTTGAAATCAACTACTCCATCAAATGCTGAATCATGAAATACATTCGCCATAAATGTTTGAATGTGATAATCAAATGTTGTGGATGAACCATTTGGTGAAGAACCTGCTCCGATTGCTTCTGCGAATACTAATGCTAAATCAGATACAGTTACTACATCATCCATATAATCTTTAGAACCATCTATAAAGTTCCAAACAAAGTATTCTACATCATTTTCCAAACCACTTATAGTTGCTTCACCTGATGCATCATAGTTACCTGTTTTAACAGCAGATGCTCCTTGATTTACTTGGTTACCACTACCAATATCTGATTTAAGATAAACGTTGTAAGTATAATCTGTACCATCAATTGCTGATTCAGATAATGCATTACTGAATATTTTAAGAGTTACATTTCCAGCATTACCACCTGTGATACCACTTAAACTTAAACCAGTTCCGTTATCTACCTTACCTTCTACTGCTACTTCAGTTCCATCATCTTTTTTAAGATAACCCCAGTTCATATTTAGTATATTAGAGTAATTTGAATAGTTAGTACCTGCTTTATCTTTAATAATAAAGTTATACTCCATCCAACCATCTCCATCAGCAAATGCAGTTACATCTTGGATAGTGATTCTCTCTACTGACCAATCTGTGTTTGAACCATATTGAAGATTTCCTGCTACATAAGATGTATAGTTAGCATCAATATCTGATGATGGGCTTGATAGATTAAATTTATATCCATTCCATGAGTTGTAAGCCTTTTGAGCTGAATTTGAAGATATAATCCAATTTCTTGATTCTAACGATACTAACTTGTTGTTGTACTCAAAATCAAACTGAGTAAGTTTTGCAGTTCCTGCCGTACCTGAATACTCCACTTTTAGTTTGATAGTGTCACCAACCTTCGAAACTGTGTTCGTCTTGTTGATTTTAATTGTTTCTTGGCCAAACGAAATGAATGTACCTAGAAGAAATAATAATGTTAATAATTTTTTCATTTTAATAAGTCCTTAATAATTGCCTCTAATACTTTCTTTAATGAGTTAGAAGCCGTTTGTTGATTAAATTGTCCATCTGATGCAACCACTAAGGTAGAAGTAGAGATTTCTTTACTACTTCCTCTTTGAGTAGTTCTTTTCTTTACTTTACCTTTAATTTCTAACTCTCCTATTGCTATAATCTGAGTTAGTGATACTTTATTGTGGTAAATACCGATTGATTTACCTATATTTTTGACATCAAAAAATACCAACCTTATGTTGATTTTTCTGTCTGAGTTTTCCGATAAGTCGTAATCTAAATCCATTAAGAGTTCTTCTAAGATATTTCGAACTCCATAGGCCATGGAAGGATTGCCCGCAAAAGGTCCAACTCTGATTTCGTTGGTTACCTCTCCGACTGAGATAGTGTTATCTTGTAAAGGGTCTGATGATTGTAGTGTAGAACATAACAGTATCAACGTCAACCCAAACAAGAGATTATGTACAAAGTTTGTTTTCAAAGTAATCTCCTTTTCTTAGATTACCATAACTTATTTGCAAAACCGATAAATAAAACTAATTTTTGAAACTAATAAAGTAACAAGTTTCTATAACACATTTCCTATAAATATATCGTGGGTGAAGAAAAATGGGTATTTTATATTAAATAATTTTTTCAAGTTCAGCATTAAAAGAATCAAATCCAAGTTTTTTGAATTCTTCTCTTCTATCATATACTGACATATTATTTATGTAATGGGAGTTATTTCTATATTTGTAGTTTTCACAAACTACTAGGTTTTTTATTTTGAACTGTTGGATATCTTCTCCCATTCTAACTAACTTTTCACAAGCAACCATTATAAATGTATCTTCATATCCATAATGTCCAAATGATTCAGGTACACCAACTTTGTTCAGTAGGGATGCACTAATACAAGTAAACCATCCACCTGCAAACTTAAATCGAGATTGTGGTGATTTTATGTTTTCTACTCTTTCTAAAGATATATCTCCCTTTAATCCACTACATTGATATGGGTCTGCAATCTTTTGGTATCCAACTTTTTCATTTATAAAGTTTTCGTTTACCAAACAATCCCAAGTGTTATCCCAAATCCTAACAAGTTCAGGAGTTATTATAGAGTAAGGAATATCCTTAACACCAATTATTGAGTTTTCTATATAAGAAAGAGTTCTTTCATCAAAGATAATATCGGTATCTAACCAAATAAAATAGTGAGCATCTTTATGAGATTTTATCGATTCCCTTCTTTGAGATACACATCCTTTTATAGTATCTGAAGTTCTAAAGTATTTAACACACCAATCAGTACTAGTTGATATCTTCATCAATTTTTCTTCAAAGAGTCTTTTGGGTAAAGATGATTTACCCCAATTTACCATATCACTTGAAGTACACATAGTAACATCAAGATACCATTCTACTTCTTTATTTGTAAGGTAATAAGATGCCTTTTTTAGTTGATTTATAGTATTCTCTAATTCATCAATTTCATAAGGTAAACAAAATATTGATATTACTATCTTCATTTATATTTTTTTTCTATAAGCTCTTTTATACTTTTTTCTCTATCGTATTGATGAACTATTACAAAAGCATCTCCTTTTTGATTTACAAACTTACCATCTATTTCTAACTTAGGTGTAGGTTCTAATAATTTATCTCCAAAATGGTCTTTTTTCATCCATACAGTTCCTAACTGAGTTACAAATCCTTCTTCTTGCTCCACTTTTTGTACTATATCTTTATATTGTGTTTGATTAATCAATACATTATATGCAGCTTGGTCTGATAATTGGTCAGGATTTGATGTTGTCATACTCCATCTATAAATGTTTATAAATAAGTCTCTGAGATATTCAGATTCACCAACAATTGTTCCTGCACAATAAGATGGGAGATTTTTCATCCATTCCCATTCCATAGGAAAAGAAGTTCCACTATTTACACAAGCCCATTCATCATCTTTGAAAGTAATACATTCTGAAAATGAAAGTATAGGTTTGTTTTTGTTTTGCTCTATCCAAGATGTTGGGTCTTTTTGAAATATAATATCTTTAACATCCGTCCAAATTACAATTTCATTTGGAAAGGATTCTAATAATTTATAGATATCAATAAATCTTTGTAAGATTATATGTTGATTTAACTTACCGCCATATATTTCCCAATTTTTAGATTTAAGATAATCTATTGTTTCTTGTGGTACATCATATACCATCATTATTTTTTTACCACTAAACTCAGTTTGTTCAATAGATTCTACATAAGGTCTTATATCCTCTGCTTTATATTTTGTAATACATCCAAGTATAATCATAATAATCTTTTAATTAACTCTAAATAAGTGTTTCTATGTGGTTTGAACATATGAATGAATGGTATATTATCATACAATTCAGTATTATCAAGTGTTTGTATCTTTGTTGGTATTTTTGTATCTAAACCTATATTGAAAGTCATTATAGGTTCTTCACTAAACTCAATTACCTTGTAATTCATCTTACCACTTGCATATCCAAAGTTTATTTCTTGACATGCACCTCCTCTAAACTTTCTCTGAAACCCCAACTTATCGTAATTATCCCAACTATATAATAAATTTTCTATAAACTTTGGAACATCAGGATGTTGTGGTTTTACTACTTGACATCCATTATGTGTTTCTGGTATGTTAAATCCTAAATCTTGAGTAAGTTTTCTATTATGACCAAAGTGCCAATCAGGTGATACGTTTCTACCAACAGGTGTGAAACATTGGTCTTTAGATGTTAACTTTTCCCATGCTATTTTTGTATCTGATAAACATAGTACATCTGTATCTATAATCATTGTTTCATCATAAGGTGCAATATCGAACATAAAGAATGATGCAATAACTCCATACCTTTCATGATTTAATTTTGTTTTTGTAAACAACTCACTATCTTCATTTAGTATGATTAACTTATCAAACAAATTTGTTTCATTTGCTTTATCAATACTATCTTCGTTCACAACCAAGGAAATAGGATATGTATCATTACCATATTTTCTTATACTCTTACCTAGATTGATTGCTTCATCTAACCAATAATCACCTATTGCATAAAATAAATATCCTCTGCTCATATTGTTCTAAATTTTTCTATCAAAGTTTCATACTTAGAATGAGTTGTAATTTTTATATCACCATTTGATAAATTCTTATACCAAACGTTCATTGTATCATTTTCTAATTCTCCACCTTTTACCACAAAAATATCATTTGTTCCACCTCCCAAACTTGATAAAATACTTGTACCACCTTGTACAGATATTTTGTGTTTTGCTTGTGAAACTAATATTAGTTGTAATTCATTTGGAGTATAATCTGATTCTATTTTATTGAAATCAATAACATTATCATATTTTTCTACCAATTCATAATCACCCAAGTTATACTTTTCTAATTGCACATCTTCTACTATTTCAGAACTCTGTATTCGATTATATACAACTAAATATTTTTTACTAAGAGTTTCAAATAGTTGAGTTAGTGTTGGTATATCTAAAAAATTTATTGGTGGTTTATTCCACTCTTTATTGTATTTGTTACTGATTAAAATTATCTCTCTACTAGTTTCAAAAGGTAATTTATATTCTGAGTATTTTTTTCTAAAATCAGGATATTCATCACAATACGATGGTAGTTCTGCCTTATGTAGAAAACAACCACCAGGTGAACCCAATCCTCTCTTACCATCTTTTAATGTAAGATTATCACTATTCATATAAAAATAAAAAGGTGCCATACCCTTAAATGTTTGTACTTGAATATTTGGATTTGACTTCCACTCTTTATATACTTGAGCAACCTTGAAAACAAGTTCCGAACCGAATTCACAATTAATCTTTATACTCATTTAATATTTTTTACAAAATTTAGTGCTGATTCAATTACTTTGTGCATATCGTAATATTTGTATTCTGCCAATCTACCACCAAAATAAACATCTTTTTCTTTATTAGCAAGTTTTTTATACTTGTTATATATATTTGTATTTTCTTTATCATTGACTGGATAATATGGTTCTGTTTCTTCTGCTTTATATTCAGTTGGAAACTCCCATGTTACCCAACTTGAATCCGATTCTACTTTCTCAAAGTGCTTATGTTCTATTGTTCTTGTAAAAGGAATATCTTTTTCAGTATAGTTCATCATTACCACTCCTTGATAATTATCAGTATCCATTTTTTTATGTTCAAATTTGGTTGTTTTATATTCTAACTCGCCAAATTTATAATCAAAGTATCTATCGATTGGTCCTGTATAAATTACTTTTTTAGATTTTGGTAACTCTGCTTTGAAAAAATCAGTTTCTAATCTCACTTCAATTCCATCTAAAAGCTTTTCAAATATTTGAGTATATCCACCAATTGGAATACCTTGGTACTTATCATTGAAATAATTATTATCATAAGTAAATCTTACAGGTAATCTTTTTATAATTTCTTTTGGTAAATCCTTTGCATCTTTTCTCCATTGCTTTTCTGTATATCCTTTGATTAACCTTTCATATACATCTTTACCAACGAGTTTGATTGCCTGTTCTTCTAAGTTTTTTGGGTTATCTATATGAGAACTTTGTTCTTCTATAATTTCTTTTGCCTGATGTGGATGTGATATATTCCATAACTTAGAAAAAGTCCACATACTAAAAGGTAAAGAATAAATTTCACCTTTATAATTTGCAACTGGTCTTAATGTAAAATCGTTGAAATCTACATATTGGTTAATCCACTTCCAAACTTCTTCATTTGAAGTATGAAATATATGTGGGCCATAATCATGCACATTTATACCATCTCTTTTAGATGTATAACAATTACCACCAATATGATTTCTGTTCTCTATTACACAAACCTTCTTACCATTATCAGTAAGTTCTCTTGCACATATTGAACCAAAAAATCCACTTCCTACTATTAGATAATCAAACATTAATATAATTCTTTATAACCATGAAGAAAAATAGTATCTTCTTTTGGTTTCCAATTAGGATATAACATATCATCCATTCCACTCCAAATTTCATAACTGTACCCAAAGTATTGTAGGAAACAATTAATAAGAGTATCAGACCATCCAATGATTCTATCATCTAACTTAGATAGCTCTTCTAATGGGAATTCATTTATTTTATTATAGGAATCTAAAAAAGATTGCCTTCTAAAAATAGAACCTCCACACATTCCATACCCCCAATTTTGGTTTGAAGTATTTCTTTCTTTTAACTTATTGGTTAATGGTTGCTTCCATGGATGTACATATACTCCACCTGAATCTGAATTTGGGAATTTTATATTACTATTTTTTGTAAGAACATCATCTTCAAATATAACTACCCAATCTGTATCAAAAACTTGACAAGTTTCATTTAATCTACTTAACCACTCATAACAATGAGATATGTCCCCAAACTTACCACCAGGAAAAACATTTGATTTTTTGAATTCATACACTACTTCAAAAGTATCAACGAAATCTTGGTAATCTTCGCCATTATCAGAAACCAATCTTACAGGATTAGTTGGAAAGTTTTTTCTAAAATCAGTTAAAACTTTTTTAACTGCTTTTTTATTCTTCCAAGTTTGATAATGTACTGAGAAATTTTTTTGTTCATTCATTTTATTTTCCATGAGGTCTAAAATTATTAAATCCACCTTACTTAAGAATTCCTTTTTCTTTTGTGTAATAATTTATGGTATCCCAATATGGAGCATATTTTACAACATCAAAATGAGTAAACAATCCTTCAGAATGAGCAACTTTATAGTTTTGGTGAGCCCACCATCTTGAAATTAAACCTTCAAGGGAATCTACATCTCCTAAAAATCTTTCAAGTATTTCCTTAAAGAATTTGGTTTTGTAAATACAAGGATTATTTGTATAGTTTCCATATCTACTAGATGATGTATAATACATACAATCACCATCATGTATCTGTTCTATCATTTCAGGATACATTTTATGTATATCTTTGTAAACATGACAAGTATCTAATAGATGAGGATATGGTAATTGTAGTTCTTCATCAAAATATTCCAATGGATTATCTAAGTATCTTATTACCGAAAAATCTGTAAAACCTGGTCTGGTCATACTTCTCATCTTTATACAATCATATCCATCATCTAATAATTTTATAGAAGATTTTATTCTTTTGAATACTGTTTCTGCATTTTCTTGTAAATACCAATCATGCTCTAATATAAGAAAGTTTTCATGTTTAGCGTTATTTACTAGTGCATTAAAAGCTTTTGCAATTCCAACATTTTCAGAATCACCAATGTAATTTAAGTTAAAATATTTAGCTAGTTTTTTATCTTCTTCTTTTAACTCTTGAAAGAAGATGGTAATATCATCAGTTACATCAAAAAATTCATTTCTTAAATAAGAAAATAGTGTATTTGGTAAAGATGAATTATTACTATTCCATCCTAATATTCCGATACTTATTGGTAATTTTTCCATTCTTTATATTTTTTTATTACAAATTCTACTCTTTGTTTTTGAGTATGATTTTCTAAAACTTTTTTGTATCCATTCTCTGCAATACGATTTCTTTCTATATCATCTTCATTGTATTTATTCATCTTAGTAATACAATCAACCATATCATCATAGTAAATGATATCCTCACCATCTGTAAATAATTCGTGTAGTTTTTTATTTTCATGTAATCTATCACATAACACTAATTTACCACAAGCCATACCTTCAAAAATTCTACGAGTTACCTCACCCCATCTTGAGTTTTGAATAACCATCAATCCCTTGTTAAGAAATTCAGTATGTTCTTTTGAATTGAATCCATTCTGATTTCCAATAGTACCACCACCATGTTGTGTAACTACATCTAAGAATTCAGAATTACCCAATCCTCTTGTTGTTACTGCAACATATTCAGCTGGTATATCCATAGGATATTGAACTCGTGTATCTGCAAAATGTGTCCACCAATGAGCATCTTGATTTCTTTTTCGATATTCAGTTGTTGATTCAAAATCAGGTGAAAGAGTTATATGAAATCTTTCTGATTTAGGAAAGTTTCTATCAAAGTTTTGAGGGTCATCTCCACTTTCTTGTACCCAAAATGCATCTACTAATTTCTTATCTAATAAAGGAGAATCAAATCTACCCCAATCCATAAACAAAACAATATCTGTTTTTGGTTTTGAATCTATCCAATTTTTTATTTGAGAATCATTCCAATTCTGTAATCTATTAGAACCTATTGATACGAACTCAACTTCCCAACCTTGAGATTGAAATTCTTTAGCCAAGGATAGTGGTGTTGACCACTCTTCTTTTTCGTATGCATATATAAAGGTTACTTTCATGATACTGCTCTTCCTTTCATTTTTTCCCAATCCCTATCTTTTCTAACATTGTTGTTAGTTTCTTGAGTTGCACATAATACATTATTAACTGTTTTTAATTCCTCAGTTAGATGAAGTATTGCTGCTAAATCTTTGGGGAAACAATGTCCACCAAATCCAAAATCTCCATCATGGCCTGGCACATTCCAATGAGATTTACCTAACCTATCATCATAAGTTGCATATTCTACAACTTTATCGTAATCAATATTTAATTTATCACATAACTGATACATCTCATTTGCGAATGATACTTTTACTGAAAGGAAATTGTTTGTTAAGTATTTCACCATTTCAGCGTGAGTAGAATCAGTTTTAATTATATGTGCTTTTGGAAATACCTTTGAAAATATCTGTTTCAATTCAGTTGTTGCAGGTCTTGGTCCTCCTAATATAATTCTATTTTGATTTTCGTAATCCTTTTCTGCATTTCTTTCTGTAAGAAATTCTGGATTAAATACTAATCTAAGTGATTCGTATTTATTATTCCATTTTTTAGTTGTACCTGGTGAGATTGTTGATTTGATTACAATAGTTCTTTTAGTTACTCCAAATTCATAATTATCTGCAATTAAATCTATTTCTTGTAATACATTTTCAAGTATAGATACATCACAACTACCATCTGATTTCATTGGAGTTGGTAAACATAAAAATATGATATCACACAAATGAACCATATTACCTAGTGTTGATGTTGATTTGGTATCATCTTTATCGTGAGTAAGAACATCATAGTAATTCTTAAACTTCTGATAAACTGCATTACCTACAAAACCCTGCCCTACTATTCCTATCATAGTGATTGAATATAATCTCTTAATCTATCTCCTGGTTTCCATCCCAATCTCTCTAATGTATCATCGTTTTCTCTTAGAGTTTTTCTATAATTACCTTTTTGGTCTGGTAAATAAAGTGATTCAACCTGTGGAAACTTTTCTTTGAACATTCCATATACTTCATTGATTGAATAGTTTACACCACAACCAAGTTCCCATGCATCTTCATGTTTTTCAGAACCAGTACCCACTTTATATAATCCATCAACGATATCTATAACATGAGTAAAATCTCTTCTTTGTTCTCCATCACCGATGATTGTTATTGCTTGATTATCTCTAACTTGTCTCCTCCATATACCAATGACTGCTGCCCAATCACCTTCGATGATTTCATCAGGTCCATATACATTGTAAAATCTACAAATCTCTGCATCGATACCATAAGTTTGTCTATATAGTTTGAATATCTCCTCACCCATATGTTTGAATGCTGCATATGGTGATTGAAATGGGTCATGCCATCTTGAAGATGAACCAGCATATACTACCTTTACATCATTTAATCTTGCCCATTCAGCAACAACTTGTGAACCTTGTGCATTTACTCTAAAACATTCTGTTGGGTCATCAAATGATGGTTGTATTCTACTTAGTGCTGCTAAATGATATACTAAATCAAATGATTCACCTTTCCAATAAGTAAGGGAATCGATATCACCGTTAACATAGGTAGCACCATCTACATGGTTATCCTCTGTACCTGTTTCGTAATCATCAAGTGATACCACTTCATGACCTTCTTTTAATAATCTTTTAATGAGGTTAGTTCCTATAAAACCAGCTCCTCCTGTTACTAATATTTTCATTTTCTTATTAATCCAATTAATTGGTGTTCGTTAAACAATAAATACTTTTCTGAATCAATCTCTATTTCATTGATTCCTTGTCCTTTTTCATACATAACAGTATCTCCTCTTTTTACAGTCATAGGGATTCTTTCTCCACTTTGAGAAAATATACCTGTACCAACTTCTATAACTTCACCATAAACTTTCTTTCCTTGTGTAGATGAATCAGTTAGAATAATTCCGCTCTTTGTTTTAGCTTCTTCTTTTTTACTAGGTTTTATTAATACTCTATCACCTAGTGGTGTAAATGTTCCTTCCATATTATATTGTTTCGTAAAATTCGTTTTGTTTTTCTTGTCTATTTATTTCTTTTGGATGATATAATGCCCAATGTTCTTCTGCTGGAAAGTTTGAGAATGTATCATATCCTGTAATCTTTTCATGTACCTTGTTCATCCAAGTTACATCTTCTGTATTTCTGTAAATTCTAGTTTGATAATCGGGCCAATTAACCCAACCTTTTTCATTTACGTTCCATCTCCACTTTTCAATATGTTCTTGTGATAAACCACTAACTGTATTTACTCGTGGTACGAATATTATATCGACTGGATTATCTGCCAATACCTGTGGAAGATAACCTATCATAACTTCATGTGGAATTTCATCTGCATCTATCTGAAATATATAATCTTTAGTACAATGTTTCTTAAGATTATTTTTATAGGATGCAAAATCTTTATTCAAAGGAAATCCAATTACAGTATAACCATGAATTTGTTTTTTGATTTTTAGAAACTCTAGTACTTCAGGTGTAACACCACCCTCATCATACTGAATTACAATTTCATCTTCTTCCCTTATATTATTATTTAGAAAATCTAATAATTTAGTTAGTTCTTCTAATTCATTATGTACTGTTATTCCGTAACTAATCTTCATTTGTATCTTCGTTTACTTCATCTTGTATAATTTCTCTACGAGTTGATGTTGTACCTGGTTCATTAAATAATCTTTTGAGTACATCCTCTTCAAATCTAATTTCATATACATTAACAATACTGTTTAATATATAGGTTCTGTAATTTCCAAGAGAACGAGAATATAATTTAGAATTATTCTTAATATACGATTCAAATAAAGAACTACCATCTTTAGAGAATCTTTTTAATAAAAGTTCTAATGCTTGGTCTGAACCTATTGGGATTCTCTTATCTCTAAGTTTACCAATAAAGTTAGTAAAGTGAATAGGTTGTATTGGATTAAGTTTAATCGCATGAACCTTACCATTAACAATACCAATCACAAAAATATATCTTGCATCTTCACCACTTCTTGTTGCTGGTTCTCCGCCTTTATAAGTGGTGATACGATAAATATTTCTTGGTCGTATTTGTGAACGAGGTACTCTCTTCTCAGGTCTTAGAAATGCTTTATATTGTCTTGTAAACGCCATTCATTACAGTTTTTTAATTTCAGGTAACTTTAATGCAACTGGTACAGCAACTTTAGCATGTTTATCAAGTATCTCACCTAATTTTTGTGTCATCTTATCTAATGTAAAGTTATCGTTTATATTAGTTTTTAATCCAGCAGATTTTTTGATATGTTTATTATAGTTTTTATAAACATCAAATATTTGACCTGCTGCCTTAGAGTAATCAACATTAAACCAGTTTGATTCTTTAAGTAAAAACTTATTTGCAGCAGATTCATGAACTGCTTTTAGCTCACCCTCTAAGTAAACTGTGTTTTCTTCTGGTAAGAAATCTTTATGTCCACTCCAATTAGAAACGATGATTGGTTTACCAGTTGTTGCAAACTCTGCAAGTGGTCTACCATATCCTTCTCCTTTAGTGAACATTAAAAATGATTTTACTTTTTCATCGTTATATAAATCATTTAATTCTGATTCAGATAAATCACCAAATACTAAATGAATAGGAGGACATTTATCTCCAAACTGATTTGTCAAATCTTTTATTTTGTTTGATATTGATTCTCTTTCCATTACAGAAAATCCTGCCTGTGAACTTTTTATGATTAGTCCTGGTTGTTGTTTCTTTGGTATATCTTTGAAAACAGTACAAAATGTTTGAATCATCATCCCAACATCTTTTCTATCTTGCCCTAAATCTCCAGCCAACCAATGTCCTACAAATAAGAAATTAAAATCAGTATCAACTGAATCTAAAACAGATTTTGAGCATTTACCATTAAATACTTCTGTATTTACTCCTTCAAATAAAACCTCAACTGGTTTTTGTAATTTGAGTTCACCTGTTTTTTTCTGTGTATTTTTATCAACTTGAGTATAAACTGTCTTTACTAACGTTTCTTTTGTAAACTCAGATGGAGTTATAATTAAATCCATTTGATTACCACCTTGTAAAAATTCTTGTGGTGCAGTTGTAGTTTCAACCCCTGCAGTGATACCAATATTATATTTACCAACTCTTCTAAATTCATTTGCAACTGATACTTGGATGAAAATATCAGGTTGTCTATTGACTTGAGTTGTTAAACTTTCTAATATCCTTTTACCAAATTTAGTTTGTGGGTTGATTTGGTCTTGTGGGGTGTTTCCCCATCGTGTTGGTACAACTTTTATATCGTACTTATCTAATTCAAATAATGATTTCAAGATATCTCTTGAATGGTCACCATAACCACTTCTTGTTGCTACTGGTGCCTGAAATATTACTAATGGTTTATTCATTTTCTAATTCTCTTAATCGGTTTTCTTCTTCGTTTCTTAAACATCTCTGTATTGAGAGTTCAGTTAGTTTTGTTATTTCTTCTAACTTTTCTGGTTCGTGTGGTGAATTATAACATTCAAATTTTGTAGTTTCAATTTCATTATCTTGTAAAGTCAGAATATGATACTCATCACTAAGTTCTTTCATGTTATGAATAGCTCTACGAGATTCCTGAACTTGATTATTATTCCAATAACCAGGAAATCTAACAATGAATATTGGTTTACTCATTATTTAATTTTATATACATTGAACTTCTTCTTTGGTTTCCAATTCTCAATTGCTTTAAGAATTCCATCTGCCATTCTTTTATTTTGATTTTTAGCATTCAATCCCATTTCACCCATGAATTCTGTTCTACCTACCAATCCAGCTTCTTTTCTTTGTTTAGGTGTTTTATTATACCAATATTCTATAGCCTCAGATACTTCTTCAACATCAACCTTATCATCAATGATATAAGGAGTTGGAAGTGAACCAACCATTGTTTGAACTCTTGGCCATACTGGCTTTACCCACTCACCATGAGTTACTTTATCTTCCCACTCTCTGTAATTGTGAAGTGAACCAATTTCTTTATAATCTTCTGCAGTTAGATATTTACCATCTACCTTGAATCCACATTGGTCTTGTAATCCACCAGTAACATTTATGATTGCAGGAGTTCCTGCCATGATTGATTCTGCAGTTGTTAATCCAAATCCTTCGTTACCTGCAATATTAATTGTAACATCTGATAAATTATAAATCCAATTTAATTGTTCTTGTGTAACTCTTTCTGTTGAAAATTTGATATCACAATCATCTGCTAATCTTCTTTTAACTTCGATTAAGTCAGTTCCATTTTGGTCTCTAGGTGCAGTGTGCATTATTAAACACACCTTATCTTTATCTTTTTTTGGTAATCTATCTACAAATTTCTTGAATGCCCAAATAACATCTGATGGTTGTTTACGTTTAATGTTTCGATTCATCCAAAATAAAACAAGCTTATATTGTTTATCACCTAAAAGTTCTTTTTTGAACTTAGCTGGTACTTCTGTTGGTTTGTAGATATTTGAATTTATACCATGTGGTACATAATCCACTTGCCAATCTTCTAAGGGTTTGATTGTTTCTGATTCTAATTTACCAACTCTACTTACGATACCATAAGTTTGTCTTGAGATACATCCTAACCAATCACAACTTTCGTAGTAATTTCTATTGTAATGAGGGTCTGGTAAATCATCCCATATATGATAAAATAGAATTGGAATGTTTTGTCTAACTTCAGCTTCCATTTCATATAACCATCTCCAATATCTTGGGTCTGTAAAGTGTAGGATAGCATCAGGTTGATGTCTCATGATTAATTCTCTAAGAATATTTGCATCACCATACCCACTCCAAGGGATGATTTTAAGTGAAGCATCTTCGATACCACTAATTTTTCGTGCATCATCTCCTAAATCGATTTCTTTACCTTTTTCTGGATGATTAACTGCAGCTCCCAATTGAACCCAATCAAATTTATCAAAGTTTCCAAATACGAATTCTTTGGATACAGTTGCTATACCTGATGACATTCTTAAGTCATCAGAGAGTAGTAAAATCTTTTTCTTTTTCGCCATTAAAATGTTATTAAATTGTTCTGTAACGTCTTTTTGAGTTTAACTTTACTCGTACTGTATTACCTAAGTAGGTTTTGTTTTCAACCCTATCGTTGAACTCACTACGAATAGTATTAAGTTGGGTGTTGCCGTTATCTTCTCGTTTCATAATTAAAATTGTGAACCACTATGTTGTAGTTCTGTGTAATTGTTTATATCTCCTCTAAACTCTTCTTCGTTTATATACTTGTGTACAGAACGGTTTACTAGTTTTTGAAGTGTGATATTCGAATCAAAAGATATTCTCTTAAATGAAGAGTAAATATCTTTTACTATTTTTACAGTTGTTAATTTAGTATCTGCCATAACTATCCTTTTATATGTTTTTATATAAATATATACAAATATAAAAAACAGTCTAATTCCATGCTGAACACAATCCTCTTTCCTTAAACTCACACCACTTACAATGGTTTCCTTTGTTAGAAGGAAACACTTCTTGTATGATATCACCACCCTCAGCAAATACCGAATCAACAAACCCTTTGAATCCATTCCAAGCCATGTTCATTGAAGGTTTACCATTGGCTGGAACGAACTTAGATATTCTTGGTATTGGGTATTCAAAATCTTCACTTATCTTTCTTTTCAATATTTGGTATTCTACTTTAATTTTATCTAAGGGAATATCGTACTTATCTGAATAGAACTTCTTATATAATAACATCTGTGAGGTTTTTACCTTATCATTCTTTTGATACTTGTTCCAACCTCTTGTTGAAGTTTTCAAGTCAATGATAACATATTCTTGAGTTGTTTTATCTTTTAGAAGTACATCAATAAAACCAATGAAATGAACACCAGGTTTAATCTCAGCATTCAATCTCTGTTCTATTGCTACAAGTTCATATCCACTTTTAGTATATAACTTATCTAATTTTTTTGTAAAATAACTAAGTATTTTTTTACCATCTTCAAAGAATTCTCCTAACTCTTCTTTTTTACATGGATACATACCATCTTCCATCTTCTCAGATTCCTTAGTAAAATGTTCTACCATTTGTTTGTATAACATTTGTTCTAAGTTGAGTTGTAAGGCTTGTTTTTTGGTAACATTATACATCACATCTAAGAAGTGTTGTATTGTTTCGTGCATTGCACTACCGAAAATTGTGTGGATGTTTGCTGAGGATGTTCCTAACTTATCAATATAATTTAGTTTATATTGTTCTTGACAAGTTGAATACATTCCATATTGTGAGTAACTTACTCTTGCCATAATATTTTATCTTTTACTATGTAAAGATACGAAAAATTTTGTTAAAAAACAAGCTTTTTAGGAGATTTTTTATGTAAAGAATTTTCTGTAACAATACCTGTAATAGTTAAACAGTATCTTGGCCAGTAACCTGAATTTGCAGTAGAGTGATATATTCCCTCTTCCCAGCAATGAATATCACCAAGTTTCCATTGGTGAATTGCAGAGTTACCAACTAGTACATGATGTCCCCAATTCCAATCGTTTAGTTGTATTAGATATCGAATTACTTCTGTATCATCAGGTACTTTTGCATAATTTCTTCTGTAATTGTTATAGGAATCTCTATGCCATGGAATTATTTTACCACTTGGTTGTTCTAAAAACATTATCTGTGGATTAGATAATCCACTTAATTCTGCCATTTTGTGAAAGATAGGAGGGAGGTTTCGTGTTTGTCTACCACCAGTATTATGTTCATCATAACCAGCTTTTTCTAAATCGTTGTGATATCCTTCCATGAAATCTTGAGATTCTTTATTGTAGTAAGTTCCCTTTATTCTTGTTTCTGAGAATTTATCTTCATCTGATAACAATACATCTACAACACTCTTTACCGAAGATTCTAATTTATCTGATACAAATCTACCAACATATTGCACATCTTCAACTTTCTTTTGAGAATCGAAGTGCCAATCGAAATTTTCTTTATTCCAATCCCAATATGAATCCATTACACTTTTAACTTTAATTTAGTTATTTCTTTTTTGTCAATACCATATTTTTCACAAATATACTTTACGTTTTCTCTACCCTCTTTGGTTGCATAAAATATTTCTAAATAATCTAATGCTTCATTTTTAGAACAAGTGAACTCTTTAACTATTAATTCTACTAACCAACTTTCATATTTAACCTCACCCTTTCCTTTTGTATATTTAAGAAAATATCTACCTTTTGGTAGTAATCCAATAAGAGCAAGATATAATTGTTTTGGTTCTAACACTTGAGTATATGGTTGTATTTCAGAAAGAACTTGAATCCAATCAGGATTCATAGAAAGAAAACGATGTACCATATAGTTACTCCAAGTTTTCTTATCACCATCCTCAAGTTTATCCCAATACTTTGGGTCTTGAAATTGTGTAACTGCCTTTATATGGTCAAATAATGTTTTACTCTTTATCATTTCCTTTTAATTCTTTTGGTAGTAACTCTTCACAGATTTCTCCACAATCACCACATAGATATAACTCTACTGGTATAATTGCATCATTTGGTGTACCTGTTACTATTTTAGAAATCTTTAAGAATTTAGTACCTTGTATAAATACAGTACCTCCACAATTCTGACATTTCATTTCTTTTGCTTTAGATAAATCTATCTTTGGTTGTTGTGGGTTATTACCACTTCCGATTATTTGTGCCATCTTTTTTTTATTTGTTCCTCGTTTTGTTTTCCTATTTCTTTAATAGATTCCCATTCTTCATCAGATACTTCTTTTCCTTGTATTTTAGCATCTAACATTGCCATCTTTTTTAACTCATGGGAATTAAGAGGTCTTGTTTTAGTTTTAAGATATGCTGATTTTGAATCTAAGTACTCTAAAAACTTATCAAAATCTTCTTTTGCAATCTTATCCAACTCTTCATCAGATATTGGATTATTTGGGTCATATTTCATAGTTTATAATTTACTTTGTAAATATACGAAAATTTTATGAATTATACAAGCCTTTCATTAATTATTTTATATAAAGGTGTTGGAAGAAAATCTTTATCATCATCCATCTTCTTAAATTCTTTATTCCAAGGATATGGATGTAAGTAATTTTGAAATTCTCTTCTATCATGTAGGATTCTATGTTGTTTCATAAAATCAGGATTTTTAAGTGATTCTAACCACTCTTCTGATAGTTTGTCTAATTTTTTATCAAATATAGATTCTAAACTAATCATATCTTTAAGTCTAGGATAAACAACTTCTCTTGCATATTTTAGACATAACATAGGATTCATGTGGTAATCTTGCATAGGTTCACTTTCTTGCCCTAATGCAATGTGGCCATATTCTTTGTTTTTATTATCTATTGAAAAGAATTCCAAACAAGGTTCTAAAAAATTATCTTTTGATATTTTTTTTATATCATCTAGATGTGTAGAGTTATTTATGAGTTTGATTCCCTCTTTATAAATGTGATTAGGAACAGTTCCTATTCCTGGTTCTCCTAAATTACCATCAAACCAAGGGTCTAGCATATGATTCATAATATAAGGTATATTAAAAGAATCAAAGTGTGTTTTGGTAGTGTATAGGTAATTTCTAAATTCTGTGGAAAATTGTAATAAGTTTAATTCACTCAAGTCATCTAATCCATCATCTTCATTGAATGTACCCAAAGTATTCCAATGTTCATTACCAACTCCCATCCAATCTCTTCTTGGAATGCCAGTCCATTGTATATAAAAAAATGTATCAGATATATCATTATCTTGAATATAGTTAAATAACTGATTAAAGATATAACGATTACCCGCTCCTTCTTTACCTAAATTTTCATATTCATCAAAACAATATCCTAGCCAATCAGGAACAGTTGGAAAATGCCAATTAGTGAAACTACATCCAACTGATATTAATTTACTCATAATAACTTTAGTATATTCTTAACTGTTTTTGGTCCTACTTTTATAGTATGATATGGGTTACCAACCTCATCTAATACTTCTTTACATAGATTATCAATAGCAATTGACTCTTCTAAATCTTGATATCTTTCTTTTTCATTATGAGTACCTTGATTGGTTCTATCTAAAAGAATATCAATACAATCATATTTTTTATGTAAATCAATAATAAAATCATGAAAAGGTTGTCCATAAAATTCAGCAGGATATCCTTTTGTATAATATCTGTGGTAAATTGTAGAGAATAAAATTGGTGAATCAATCACTATATAATCTACCTTACCATAACATTCTGCTATCCCTCTATGTTGATTAGCAAATACATACAACTGGTCTGATATCGCTGGTATGTTTTTATCCCATGCTAATCTTTTTGGGAATTCATAAGGATTATTACAACTTATGTGTTTCTTTTTTAATTTGTAAGTTATACCTGCAGCAATGGAAGATTTTCCAATACCAGGTCCACCATAGAGATTTATTAACTTACTCATTTTAGGATAAAGATGTTATAAGTGCATATATGTAACCTGTTATCCCTACTAAGTTTAATAGAGTTAGGTTATATTGTTTTGTTACTTGTGTTTGAACTGTTATAAGGATTAGTCCAAGAATCATTCCTATCTTTCCATAAATGGAATCAATCATTGGAGGAGAAGCCATCATTAGGCCTGTTCCGAAATATATTACACCATATTGGTATAATAATGCTTTTAAGTCTTTTTTCTTTTTCATTAGGAAAGGATTTTGTAGTTAGAATAAAAAAGGGGATAATTAAATCCCCCTTTATTATGTTTTTTTAGAATCTGTATTTTAGAGAAGCATTCCAAGTACGTCCGAATCCGAACCATACTGAGTTTCTCGTATCTATACCATTCCAAGTAGTTGAAGTTGAAGTTGCGTGAATGTTAGAATTAGATTCAGCAATATAAACTGTATCTAATAGGTTATTAACATTTGCTCTAAAGGATAATCCTTTACCAATGTTAAAAGTAACACCACCATCTAATAAACCATATGAAGGAAGTTTTAATGCTCCATCATTATCTGGTTGAGTAAATGCTGAATCAGTAATAGAGTAATCAGCATATAATCCATCTACGAATCTATATCCTAAATCTACATTAAATTTACCGAGTCTGTAATCAGCTTCTACATAAGAAGTGAATTGTGCTGCATCACCAACTTTAGCATCTTTTGTATAAAGAGTACCTGTACCAATTGATTGTTGATTTTCATCAAACAATTCAGCTGAGAAATCGTTAGTATATTTCCAATCACCGATTGATAACATACCTTTAAGAGTTAACTTAGATGTTGCTCTATAAACTCCTTCGAATTCAATACCATTGTGTACTACATCAATGTTTCTAAATTGTGCTGAACCATCTACACCTTGTTGGTTAGATAAACTTCTTGTAACGAATCTGTTACCCCATGTTGTAGAGTAAAGGTTTACGTTAACATTTAATTTAGAAGATGTGAATCCATATCCTAATTCTACTGAACGAATTTCTTCGTTTTGTAAATCATCATTAACGATGTTTGCGTAGTTAGGGAATACAGTTCCAAACTGAGGTTGTCTTGAAATGAAACCTGCGTTGAAGAATACATTTGATTTTTCATTAAAGTTGTAGTTTGCACCACCTTTAAGATATCCACCACCTACATTAACTTTTTCAGATAATGGTAGTGCTGGTTGGTCAAATAAATCTTCTCTTTGGAATGATTGATTAGATAAACCTGCTTGTAATACTGCAGTTAGTTTCTCATCATCATTGTATTCAATCAAACCATTAACACCTTGCCATCCAACATATCCAATGTTGAAGTAATCAATCTTAGGTCCTCTAATTCCAGTATCTTGGAATGGAGAAGCATCGATTGTAGTATTAATAATTTGTCCTGCTGAGTTCTTGTTACCAGTTGAGTAGTAACCATCAAATCCCATTAGGTTATTCACAGTTCTATAATGGTATCCTTTATAGTTTCTCAAATCGATTCCGATTGAGTACTTAAATTTACCACTATCGATTTCTAAGTTAGAGATTGCTCCAACCCAGTCATGAGAGTTCATAGATGCTCTTCTAATAAGACCAGCTCTATTTACACCATCATCTTTGAATCCATTAGATGCGATAAGTTGTCCATCATATCCACTAATACCACCACTATAAGCATCGGTATTAGAAGTTTGGAATGCAACTACTGCATCGTAATCGATAAATCCATCTGCAGTTCTTGAACCTCTACCATTTTCTAAGTAGTGTTCAGTTAAATCTTTTCTGAAAGGAAGAATATCAGTTTCCGAGTTGTAGTAGTTTCTACCTCTTGGACCTGTTCCTCCACCTCTACCTGCTGAACCATATAAGGAGGTAGCAAGTTTAACATTATCAGAGATTTGGAAATCCCAGTTAAATGTTGCTAATGGTTTGTTGTAGAAGTTTCTTCTCATTGAGAATTCTTCACCTTGGTAAGTACCACCATTTGAGTTCCATCTTCTATCAATACCTTCAGTACCGAAGTTTTGGTAATCTCTAATAGATACCCACACATCTCTTTGATGGTGCCATTGTCCAGCCCCTAAAAAAGAAAAGTTCAAATCGTGCTTTGAACCTTCTGGCGAATAACCAACTGCGAAAAAGTAAGTATATCCCTCACCACTTGTGTTGTAGATATATCCATCACCTTGCCATCTTGATAACAAGAAAGATGAAGCCCATCCTTTTTCGTTTTTACCTGTATTATAGGTAGCAGTAGTTTTGAAGTATCCATCGTTCCCTGCCATTTGAGCAACAGAACCACCTTCTTCTTTTTCAGCAGCTCTTGTAAAGATTGATACAGTTCCACCTACTGATGGTACTGCTAATCTTGAAGCTCCTAATCCTCTCTGAATTTGGATTCCACTTGCAACATCAGTAAGACCTTGCCAGTTAGACCAATAAACCCATCCATTTTCCATATCATTTACTGGTTGCCCATTGATAAGGAAAGATGTGTTTCTTTGGTCGAATCCTCTTAAAGAGATTCTCGAATCACCATATCCACCACCTTGTTTGGTTGCGTAGACTCCTGGTGTCTTGTTCATGATTTCAGGAAATTCTAAGTTCCCTACCTTTAGTGCAATTTCACTTGCCCTAATCGTTGATACTGCTACTGGTGTTTCTCTCACTTTCGCAACATCAATTACACCTGATGTAACAACTACTTCTTGAAGTGTATTCAAGCTTTGTAGAAGTCCAACAGATAATCCATTAGTTGCTGAAACTTCTGTTGTTTCATATCCAAGATACGAAATAACAAGAGTATTTCCTGCAACCGCAGATTCTAAACTAAATTTACCATCAAAATCAGTAACAACTCCATCACTCGTTCCTTGAATGATTACTGTTGCTCCTGGTAATGGTGAATTTGTATCAGAATCTAATACTGTCCCACTAATTTGTGCGAAAGTAATAAATGATGATAACATCATCAATCCAACTAATAATAGTTTTTTCATAATTGTAATTTCCATTTTTATTAAATTAAACATAACATATTCATACTACAAATCCTCCTTAATGAAATTATAGTAAATTTTAATATTTTCGTGTATTGTATTTGTGCTTGTAAAGTTCCCCAGATTAGGGGTGTAAGTGCTATCACAACTTTCGTTGTTTGTAATGTCTTGTAGATTGTTCATATAAACCTGATTCATCTGTTAATAACTATTGTATATATCTAAAAAGTTTGTTAAATAACTTTATCTTTGTGTTAATTTTTTGTTTATAATTGCTTAGTTTAGTAACTACTTTATTTCTGAGTATATCATTATAAAGCAACTATCTGTATGATACAACTCATGAACGTAATTTCTTTATCAACTACTAAGGCATCTTTGTGTTGTGATTCTGATAAAATCAGTATAATATTAGAAGTATTAGAACTCCCATATTCATCAACCTTCTCATATAAGAATGTATATAGTTCTGTGAAATCTTGTATTCTTGCATCAGCAACAGCCTGTCTGATATTTTTCCATTTGTTTGGTTTTGAATCACTTCCTTTAAGTATATCAACTACCTTTGATTTGATATCTGAATCGATTACAGATGTTGTATCAAGTTTTAATTCTCCTTTGGTAGAATTTAACTGACAAGTATTAATAATCTTTCTAATATCAGGATATGAACTATCAATGATAGGTACAAGGTCTGTTGGTTTGAATTGAACTTGCTCCTTACCCAAAATTTGTGAGATTTGTACTGCCACTTCTTTTTTAGATGGAGGAACAATCTGAAATGTTTGACATCTACTTTGAATCGGGTCAATAACCTTCTCAACATAATTACAAGTTAGAATAAATCTACAATGTTTTGAGAATGTTTCCATCAAGTTTCTAAGGATTGCTTGTGCATTTGGTGTCATGTAATCAAACTCGTCTAATATTACCACCTTCATATCCTTAAAACCAACTGTTGATGCAAATCCTTTTACTTTGTTTCTAACAGTATCTACATTGTTCTCATCAGATGCATTTATAATAATATGGTCACAATTAATTGAGTTAACAATTAACTTTGCTAAAGTTGTTTTACCTGTACCTGCCTTACCAAAAAATAAAAGGTGAGGTACATCTCCACTTTGAAGATAATCACTTACCTTTTGTTTAAGATGTTCGTTACCAACATATTCTGTTAGTTTACGAGGCCTATATTTTTCAACCCATAAAGAGTTGTTTACCTCTTGATTTGTTGTATCTTCAAAGAATCCCATATTAGAATGATGAGTTTTTTACTTCCTTACAGAACTCTGATAATCTTTCTAACTTTTCAATTAGAGATTCTTTTCTATTTCTATCGATATTACCACTATTCATTTCACCGATAATATCTTGTAATGATGATGCTACAATTAGTAACCCATCTTCTTTTGAGTTTAGAAAATTATCTGAGATTCTAAACTTCTTTGCAATTTCTTGTAAATTTGCCATAATTTAATTTTTTTTGTGGAACACGAAAATCGGTTCGAATTTATATTGTTTACCTTCAAACTCTACTGCGTTTTTGATACCACTTTTGGAAGGGTCTAATCCAACCATTCTGGTCATTAACATTTTGAGTTTACCTTTGTACTCACATCCTAACTCTTCCAATATATCAATTGAATCTTGTTCAAGTGGATAGTAAGTAGATTCGCCGATTTTAATATCGGCTATATTCCATAGAATATATCTATCATTTTTAAGATACTCATAAATTGTTGTTAGAGTAGGTCTTAAAAAGTTATCTCTCCAATCTTCATACTCACCATATGCTTTGAACGATTGGTTCTCATCTTGTGAATATTGTTCTCTATTAAAGTAAGGAGGTGAAGTAAATGAAATATCTAATTTACCTTTATACTTTTGAAACTTTGGATTGTTTGAGATTAGTTCTGAACCATCTTGGAATAGTTCATATGTATTACCTTGTTTTTCTACATTAAAGAATGATGTAAGTTTGTCTGAGAAATCATCTACACAATTATCATTATAGAACTTAGCCATGTACTCATAACGAGAAATACCTTCTTCATCTAAGAAGTTATCAGGATTAGGGTCTGTACCAACATAGTGAATTTTCTTACGAGAACTCATTGCTCCAAGTATCCTACCACCCCATCCACTTGATGAATCATAAATATGTAATGGTTCATCTGTATCGATATGATTAGTATAGTTTTCGTAAATCCACTTTGCAGTTAATGCAGGGAAGTTTACAGCAGGTTGTCCACAAGATAATCTAAATACTTGTAATATCTTTGGAAAGATACCTGAATCCTTTTCATACCAACGTATTTGATATGCGTAATTTTGAGTATTACCTGTATCAGATGTATGTGATTCTTCTATACGATTGATATTAGATAATTGAATATCTGATAAGTATCCATCATCTTTGAGTTGTTGTACTTGTTCTGCTTTTAGATAAAGATTTTTAGTACCAATATACTCTTCGTTAAAAGTACCATAATTTTCAAGAGTTCTTGTATTTACTTTTGAAATCCAAATACCTAAATCAGAATATTTACCATTAAATACCTTACCATCGTGTACATCTTTGATAAAATCAATAGCACCTTGTCCATTCCAAAATGGATTCTCATCTTTTTTATCTACAACAGAACGAGACCACGAGTACATTGAATCTCTTTTAACTGCTCGTTTCATTATATGAACAAACTTATCTTCCATTGTTGGGTCTGAAAAGTGGTCATAAATAGATAAACCATTATCAGCAGATTTACCAATTGAAATCTTAGTTTTTAACATTGTAGGAAAAAACTGATTTACTACTGATGCATCTTTATTAAAGTTTTTAATGATACCCAATGATTCATCATCACCACTTAAATCCTTTTCCCAATAATTTGCTGGGTTAGATTTAAGTTTCTTGAACTTTTCAATAATACCATCTTCATCTCTACCAATTACTGGTGGAGTACCTCGTTCATCCCATTGTTCAGTAACCTCTTTACGAAGTAAACGAGCCCAAGACACAAACTCATCATCGGTCATTTCTAACAACTGATGATATGTTCTATTGGAATTAAACTCGGAAAACTTACTTCTTTCGTAAAAGTGTTTGTTACTCATTAAGATTGAATTTCTACAAGATAATAATTAGATTCGTAGTTATCGATTGAAAAAGAAATATGTGCCAATCCTTGTGATGAAATCTTTAAGGTAGCATCTGTTGCTTCTTTGTTTGCAACTAGTATCTCTTTTAAGTATGTTGCCGAAAAAGAAATGGGTTTTACATCACCCTCACAAGTACAATCAACATCAATGTTAATTCTGTTTGTGTTAATATTTGAATAACCTAATACAATAGTTCCTTTGTTATCTTTACAAGTAAACGTAAAGTTGTTCTCATCTTGTAAAGCACCCTTTGCTTTGATAAACTTTGAAATAAAGTTTGAATCTAATTTAATCTCACTATCAAAGTTTGGTAATTGTTTCAAATCTGGTACATTAGGAATAACTGATAAATCAGCTAACATATAATTTACATTTGTTGAACCATCTTTGAATTTCAAAGAAACTGGCTTACCATCGATATCATTAATAGTGAAATCTACATCACTTCCAAGTACTGATAACATTTTTGTTAGTTTGGTTGTATCATATACACCAAATTCTGAATTAGTTCCTTCGAACTCTTTCATACTTACACTTCCTAAAACCGATTTATCATCAGAGATGAAAGAAGTAGTTAGAGAACCATCTTTAGATTCCCACTTTACAGATTCTACTAAACCTGCGAGGTTGTATTTTGATACAAACCTATTTAATGATTGTTTTTCCATTGTTTTTATTTACTATTATAATTTATATTTGTACAAATATACGAAATTTATTTGAAACTACCAAGTCTTTTCGTATTTATTTACATTCCTGGCATTTGCATCACAGGAAATTGTGGTTTTTCTTCTGGCTTATCCACTACCATACATTCTGTTGTTAAAATCATTGATGCTACTGAAGCAGCATTTTCGATAGCAGTTCTTGTTACTTTCTTTGGGTCAATGATACCCGCTTCGAACATATCAACAAATTCTTCGTTCTTTGCATCATAACCACCACCATTCTGTTTGATGTATTCTAAAATAGAACCTTCAGTTACACCACAGTTTTTAAGAATCTGAGAGATTGGTGAAGCTAGTGCCTCTATTATTATATTATATCCAATACAAAAAGAGTTACTTCCTTCACATGGAATATCTGCAAGAACATCTTGAATCTTAAGTAATGCAATACCACCACCTTCAACAATACCTTCTTCGATACCAGCTCGTGTTGCATGAAGTGCATCATCTACTCTATCTTTCTTTTCTTTCATCTCAACTTCAGAACCAGCACCTATATAAAGTACTGCAACTCCACCACTTAGTTTGGCTAATCTTTCTTGAAGTTTTTCTTTATCGTAATCTGAATCAGAGTTTTCTATCTGAGTTTTCATTTGTTCGATTCTTGATTTGATATCATCAGAGTTACCACCACCATTTACAATTGTAGTATTATCTTTACCGATTGTAACCTTTTCTGCAGAACCTAATGAATCAATAGTTGCATCTTCTAGTTTTAATCCAAGTTCTGATGATATAAATTGTCCACCAGTCAAGATGGATATATCTTCCATCATTCTTTGTTTTCTATCACCGAATGCAGGTGCCTTAACAGCACATACTTTAAGAGTTCCTCTTAATTTATTTACTACAAGTGTTCCGAGGAGTTCTCCTTCAACATCATCTGCAATAACAAGAATAGGTCTATTCTCACCAGATGTTGCTTCTAGTAAATGAAGTATATCATTCATAGATGATAACTTACCATCATATAATAGGATGTATGGATTTTCTAGTTCACAAGTCATTTTTTCTGCATCAGTAACAAAGTGAGCTGATTGATATCCTCTATCAAATTGCATACCTTCTACAATATCCATATAAGTTTCAATACCTTTTGATTCTTCAACTGTGATTACACCATCAGTTCCAACCTTTTGGAATGCATCAGCGATAAGTTCACCAATTACAGTATCATTGTTTGCTGATATTGTAGCAATTTGTTTAATCTTATCATAATCAGAACCAACAACAATTGCTTGTTTACCTAGTTCTTCTGTTATGATACCAATCGCCCTTTCAATACCTTTTTTAAGTTCCATAGGATTTGCACCATTTTCAACTGATTCGAATCCTAATCTTGCTATCTCTTGAGCAAGAACAGTTGCAGTTGTTGTACCATCTCCTGCCTCATCAGCAGTTTTGGATGCAACTTCTTTAACTAATTGAGCTCCCATGTTTTCAAACACATCGTCTAACTCAATTTCTTTTGCAACTGATACACCATCTTTTGTAATATGAGGTGTTCCACTTTGTTTCTGTAAAAGTACGTTTCTACCTTTTGGTCCTAGTGTAACCTTTACTGCATCTGCAAGAGTATCTAATCCATTCTTAAGGGATTCTCTTGCTTGTACATCAAATTTTAATTGTTTTGCCATTTCTACTTTTGTTTATTATATTATAATTCATTTATTATACCATGTGGTATTATACCGACACATTGTCATGTTAGAAGTTAAAGAACTTTTCAGCAGTTCTTTGTTCACTAATTACTTCACCCCAACCAACTGCATCAAAGAAATCTTGAAGTTTATGTCCTAATTCTCTTTCGAAGATTTTGTTGTGGTCAATGTAAGTAGCTAAAAACTCTTCTATTTCTGGTGGGTCATTGTAACCTGTAAATGCCAACCCATCTATTCCTAATGGATTATCTTTAAGATATACCCATTTTACTTTATCACCATTTTTTAGTGGTTCATATTTGAAAGGAGCTTTGAAATGTTTCAAACAATCATTATATAAAATAGATGCTTTAACATGAGCAGGTGTTCCTTTCATCATAGAGAATCGTTCTCTCTTACCTTTCGGCATATACTTCTTAAGATTCTTTACCGCTGAGTTCTTTGCAATCTCAGATGTTGGTCTGTTTATCATATTCTTTTTGAAATCTAAAACATAATCTGAAATCTCTTCTTCGGTTTTACCTTTTAGAATATCAATCAAAACTGTACCCATACATTCTTGGAATGCTTTTGGGAATGATGAACGTTTAACATCTAATCCCTTTACATCCAACTTATCAACAGGTACACCATTATCTGATATAATCCATTGTGCATATCTTTTCTTAGCAATCCACAATCCTGCTTTTGCAACATACTCCTTCTTAATCTCTAATCTATGTTTATCTTTATCAACATTCAAAACTTTTGTTGATAAGATATCATAGAAATCATTAAGGTAATCTTGCATCTCTTCTGCAATATCATTTACATAACCAGCAATTGTATCTTGGTCTTGTTCCTTCCAATTAGGAATTCGTTTATCCATTAAAGGAACTGCCGAGAAGAATACAGAATCAGTATCGATGTATATGTTAGAATCCAAATCAGGATTACCAAGTTCCTTGTTGTACTTGATGTTAGCCATATCAGCAGTTGATTTAATAACTGTCTGTCCTGTCGTGGTAACAGCGGTAGCATTATCAACATCATAGAACCGAAAGGCAGGAAGCCCAAGCACACCATATAAAGAGTTAAGTAAAATCTTCTGAACCAACTGACGTTTGTGAAAGAAGGCATATTTTTCTTTGTTTCCTGCTTTTCCATATTTTTTCATTTCATCTTTATACTCAACTCGTTTTTGAAACCACAAGTCAAGAATACCAGGTATACATCCAACTGAATCTGTTCTGTAAAGAACACCATTAGATGCTACTGAGAATTTAGATTGTTCTAAATATTGTTTTAGATTATCTTTTGTAATTGTGTCCTCACCAATGTAGTAAGTATCTACCTCACCTTTAACAAACTTATTTGCATCCCAATCTTGAATCTTACCAATTTTGGTTTCAGGTGAGATGTTCAAAGTCATAATAATTGATGGATATAGTGAAGTTAAATCTAAATCATATATCCAATCATACTTACCAACGATTGGTGATTTAACATATGCTCCAATAAACTTTTCTTCATTGTTATCTCGAATGGCTTGCATTCGTTCTTGTCTATCCGCTGGTTTATTTGGTGCAACTAAGTTTCTTCTTCTTAGATAAGTTAACATCGCTCCTTCTAGATACTTTGATGAGTAAACAAAATCTTCATATGGTACATGACCAGCATGACAAATACCTCTACATAAATCAATGAACTGAAGTTTCTTATCAAAATCTACAACAAGTTCAACATCCACTAAGTTATACTCAATAAACTTTTCAATATCATCTCTGAATAATTGGTCTAAGTTACCTTGGTATTCAATCTTACCTCTACCCAATTCTATTTGTGCAACTGTATCTAATCGATAGTTTGGAAGTTCACCATAGTTGTAAATCTTATAAAGAGTGATATAATCTAAATAAGATACACCAGCCATAAAATATCTTTTTCTATAAGGTGACCAGAAACATTGTCCTATTGGTGATAATCTATTTGCTTGTCTTTCACCTAACAATCTTTTGATTCTGTTGTATAACATTGGTGTATCAAAGAAATCAATATTCCAACCTGTAACAATAGATGGATTAATCATTTCATATAACTCCAAATACTTCATTAACATATCTCTTTCATCTTGGAATGGAAGAACAATACACTTATCGGTAGTTTTTTCTTTCATACCACCCTCCTTATCAACAACTAATACCCAATATTGGTTAGTGGCAGAATCATGAAGTGCAATAGAAGTAAGTTCATTCTTAGCCTCTTCAGGATTAGGTAATCCACTCAACATCTCACACTCAATATCGTATGTGAGTACAACATGGCCTGTTGATACATCATCTGTTTCGGAATATAAATCTACTAAAGCTCTTGTAGTTTCGGGTACATCTGATTCAAATAAATCAGGGTCATCCTTCTTAAACTTATAAACCTTGGTTAAGGTATCACCATAAATAGATTTATGCTCACCCCTTTGAACCTTCTCATAAGCATAACGAGTATATGGAAATGAAGAATATCCCCTCTGGTCATCCCAAAGGTGAATTAAATTTCTCTCTCTCTGATAGTATATATTCTTATACATTAAATTAACTCCATTTAGTTTTTAGTTTCTTAAACTTCTCTATTTGTTTATCATAAAATACAGGAACTTCTGATTCAAGTATTTCCAACCAAGCTTCTTTACCCATATCTGTAAACACTAAATCTTTATTAGCATTTTTAATTTGTAATTGTCCTCTTCCTAATCCTCCAATACCTAATATACTCCAATCTAATTCCCAAATATATTTTACTTTAACATCTTCTATATTAAGATTACCATTTTTACGAGTATAATCAACAAAAAGATAAGATAGTGTTTTGGTATCATCTTCTAGTAATGGTTTAAGTTTATCAACTGATATAAGGTTTGGCATTGAGAATCCTTCTTCTTCTTGAATAAAGTGAGTTTTTACATCAATATAATCATCATATACTTTATCTGCTTTGTTTTCAAATATTGTAAAATCTTCTGTTGATTTCTTTGAACGAGGTTCTTGATAGTTATTTGGTAAATTACTTTTAACTATTTCCTTACAATCATTCTCAATCTTATCACCAACTGAACGTTGTTCAAATTGGTCATCTAAACTAAAACCTTTTAAGTTCTTTTTAACTAAATTTTGTAGTTCTAAATTTGTCATATCATCTCTTATTTACTATGTAAATATACGAAAAATAACTGATAAATCCAAGCTTTTTTACTATAAAGTTCTTGTAAATAGTGATTTAGTTTTCAATGTATGAGTTGTATTAGAATGAACACCATCGTGTAGTTCAAAAAGAATACAAGTATCATTATCTAAATCTTCTTTCATAATAAAATAATTTCTCCAAATATAACCACTTTTTCTAAAGTTACCATGGGCCATTCCATGATATAATTTTTTGAAATCATAAATTTCCTCTTTTAGATTTTTAGTATCGAAAATTTCGGAGTAAGTATTATAATCAAAAGTCTTTCTTTCTTTTCTAGATGTTGTATATGAGTCATCTAAAATTTCTTTATCTAACATTGCTAAAGATGAAATACTACCTTTCCAAATAGCATTCATAGGTTTTTCAATAGTTTTAGATTTAGCTTTGTGAGTTGAGTGTGTTGATAACTTAGTAATATCACTTTCACTAAAAAATACTTTACCTTCTTTATAGATACCATTCCACATATCAACATACTGTTGTAAAACATCTTTATGAGAGAAAATAGTTATATCAGGAATTTCATTTGAAAATCTCTCTCCACTCATTCTACCTGGTGTTCCTTGAGCACAAGATGATACAACCTCATTAGTTTCATAAGCAGTTCGTAAATGTCCACCTAATTTTAAGTCATTCTGAAAAGAAATTGAAGCTGATAATCCACTTATATGTAGTATAATTACATCTCCATAATATGCCTGATATTGAGCTTCTTCAAAAATCTTTAATAAATTTCTTTTACTTGTATCATACATTTTGAAAACCTTAAAGTTATCAAATTTAGAATCTGATTTTAAGTTTTTATAAACTTTATCTGCAAGTGTTATAGAAGTCTTATCTTCTTTATCACGAAGTGAAACTCGAATGGTTGATAATCCTGATTTAATATTATGTTTTTCGATAATTTTATTTTTAACCACTACTGGAATCTTGCCAGTTTTTTTATCAATTTCTAATGAGTTTTCTTTAATATCAATAATCTGATTGTTTTTCATCATATCACATATTCCATAATATCTCTTACCATCTCTTTCTTCTGGCAACATTCCAAAATGTTTAATGTTAGCTCCTTCTTTTTTAAGCTCAGTATTAATCATATCAGAAACAAGTAACGAAAAGTTAGTTGCTCCTACGAGTATGATATGCATCCCAAGTTTAGAACTTAATAACTTACTAATAACTCTATGTAGTCTACCATTTTCACCTACACCATAATCACCCTCATCAATTATAAATAACTTACCAAATAAATCATTATACTTTTCTGCTGGTATATTATCTAAATCGTAAAGTTTTATTGTTTTTACAAATCCAGATATTCTTTGTTTAAGTTGATTGTTTTCTGCTTTTTGTGATAAAGTTGTTGTTAGAATAATTTGTTGTTTACTTGCACGCCATACCCGACCACATATTTCATTTATCAACCAGGTTTTACCTGATTGAGTTTCTCCATGTATTACTGTAATACCTCCTCCACTAAATGGTGGGAAACTATTATGTCTTTCTTCAACTCGATTAATTATGTCAGATTTAGGTAGAACATCTACATTGATTGATTCTAAATTGTTACTTATTACTTTCATATTAAAATTAAATTATTTTCCTACATTCCAAAAAAGGGCTCCTTCAGAAGCATGTTCTTTTATAAATTCCCAAGCTTTACTATCATATGTAAGTGAAGATGGGAATGGAGGTCTTTCTGGTTCTTTACATTCTTGATTGAATTTGTATTTCGATAAGAATGTTTCAGCTCTACCTCTTTCTCTTTCTGTTGTGTTATGACCTATTCTAACTCCATATACTTTTGCATCTGGCCAAGCAAGTTGTAATCCTCTAGATAATACTCCACTACTCATTACAGTCCAAACCTCTTTAGGAGGTTCTATATCAAGTGAGAGAGCAGTATTTTTCATTGCCTCTATTATTATCGGATGGTCACCACCGAAAGGAATCAATTGAGAACCTTCATTTTCTTCAACATAATATCTGGCTTTAGCCTGAATGTTAGTTAGATATCCCATTGGTACTTCAATAATGTTACAACCTAAACGAATTGATTCGGTTGTTAACCAATTGTGTTTTCCTTTTGGAACAGTTACAGTTGCCTTTCTATCCAAATCATGACAAGCATATGCTAATGATAATTGTGCATATCCTTCTCTTGGTGAGGCATAAACCCATTCTTTTACATCAGGAAATGATTCAACGAATACGTTGAATGCTCTTCTCTTAGTACCACCATCTAATAAATCATCTCGTACTACTCTTATACCATCGTGTTCTTTGATGATAGGTTTAGGTAATTTAATGGATGATTCTCCAACTGATTTGAAATCAAAAAACTCTAACTGTTTCAAATGTGTGTCCAAGTTTTATTCTTAACTATTTGTTCTACGTTCCACTTACTTACCTTAAAGTTACGAGCAATAACATTAGCAGAGAATCCTTGTTTGTGTAATTCTCTTATTTTCATTACTTGTTCGTTTGTAAGTTTAGCAGATGGATGAGATTCTCCTCTCAACCTATTACTGAAAAACCATAGTTCTTCTATGTTCATTAAAATGGTTTTCTTTGGTCATCTCGTTCAATCAAAGTACTCATGTGGTCTGCAAAGTGTAGAACATGACCGATGTTACTTCGTTGTGCCTTCTTAATATCAAAGGTCTTTAGATACTTCATATTATCTTCATCATAAATACCATCAGTAAGTTTGATTCCAAAGAATTCCTTTTCTGTGTATTTTATATCATATTGAGATAATAGATAGAACGTTCTATCAGTATGAGTCATATAACTAATATCATCGTTCCAAGTATAAACTTCTCCACGATTTTTTACATGCCAATCTGATGTTTGTTTTTTATAGGCCATATGACCCTTCTCACCCAACTTTCCCAAATCGTGATGAAATGCTGAAAATAATAATTCTTCTTGAGTGAAATCTACAATACCACCCGCTTCTTTATAGAGTTTCATCATACGAAGTGAATTTCTTGCCACATTCATAACATGGTCAAGATAACCACCTTCGTAAGCATTGTGGTAGTTTACATTTCCACTCGCTGGAGATAACATTAGGTTTGGTCCTAATTCTTCCATCGAGTACATATGGAGTAATTTATCTAATCGTTCTCCATCAAACGATTTCTTTAACGCCTCGATAAACTTGTTATAGTTTTCTTCGAGTTGTTTTTCGTTGTAACGATTCATAACTTATTGTTTTATAGTTTATATTCTTTCGATTGGTATAGTTATCAGATGATAATCATCGTAATGTGGATGTTTGTTGGTAAAATCTACTCTAGATTCAATCTTAAGTTTGAAAGCCATTTCAGTTTCAACATAAAACAGTTCTTGAGAACCATCAACACTAACCAATTTTTTACTTTTACTCATCGGAACTTTTGGAGTTCCATGAATTTTAACTTCTTTATCGTCATCGTGGACGAATTTTATTGATGCCATATATTGTATTATTTTTATTTACTATGTAAATATACGAAAAAAAATCGAGAATTCCTAATTTTTTCTTAGTTTTTTAATTCATTGAGTGCATTTGTGTATGCCATCTCTGATTGTAAACCTGCAAATCTATGTATTTCTTCTCCATTTTTTTCAATAATAACAGTTGGTACAGACCTAACATAGTACTTCTGTGCTATTTCATACTGTGATTCGATATCAATATTTTGAAAATCAATATCACTAAAATTACCTTTAACTTGTTCCATAATTGGTGTTAACATTTTACATGGGCCGCACCAATCAGCATAAAATTTCTTAACTTGAATCATTATTTTTCTCCTATTTAATTAATTTAACCATCACACGCAACACAATCGGGGTCAACCGCTCTTGTTGCTATATCACCTCTAAGAACTGATTCAGTTCTCATATAATACAACGTTTTAATTCCTTGTTTCCAAGCTTCCATAGTTACTTGGTTAATCCATTTCGGTGATGCAATGGAAGGGAATGCTAAATTTAATGAAACTCCTTGGTCAATATACTGTTGTCTAATACCAGCCTGTTTAACTAAGTCCATTTGATTAATTTCTTTGAAAGTTCTGAAAACATCTTTTACAGGATAAATCTTATCTCTATCTCCATTAGTAACTTCTTCACAAAGTATCATTTTACTATCCAAGTAACACCACTTATCAAGTTCTTTGATATCTTGTACCGAACCACCATCTTCCATTATCTTATCCCAAGTTTCTTTGTTATTGATACCTGCTTTTCTTAAAACCTTTACCAACTCAGTATTTTTTCTAATGAAAGTTCCTTTTGCAGTTTGTTCAGTAAATACATTCGCTGCCCATGGTTCAATACCAGCAGATACGTTTCCTGCTAATTTAGAGTTACTAACTGTTGGAGCAACTGCTCTTAAGTGAGTATTTCTAAATCCACTTTCTCTACACCAAAGAGGTTCACCATATTCTGTTGCTAAATCTCTTGATGCTCTTTCTGATTCTATCTTTAACTGAGAAAAAATCTTACGAGTTTCAAATTGAGCCTCCATACCTTCAAATGGAATACCATTTTGTTGTAGGTAAGTGTGCCATCCTAAAACTCCTAATCCTAATGCTCTACCCTTTTCAGCAGATGCAACAGAGTTTTCGAATCCTCTCATGTTTTTTGCTTTCTGAATGAACTCTGAAAGTACTCCATCCAAGAACCAAGTTGCCGTATAAACTAAATCAGTATCTTTCCACTCATTGTACTTAGCAAGATTTACTGATGATAAACAACAAACAAATGAATGATTCTCATCTGTGTGTAATGTAATCTCGGAACATATATTTGTCATATGAACTTTCAATCCATTCTTTTTGTACATCTCAGGATTATTCTTATTAACATTTCCTTTGTACATGATGTATGGTTCACCAGTTGCTTTTCTTTTTTGTAGTAGTTTGCCCCACTTTCTTCTTGCATCAGGTTCTCCATCTTGAAGTTTTCTCATAAACTTATCACCTACAACTGCACATTGGTGTAGATTTAGTGATTGTCTATTTACATCTCCCTTTGGTTCTCTGATTTCTAACCACTCTTCAAAATCTTTGTGGTCAATATTAAGGTTAACAGATGCTGCTCCTCTTCTTACTGAACCTTGGTTAGTTGCAAGTATCGTAGAATCGTATATTTTAGCGAATGGTACAACACCATCAGATGTTCCATTACCACTAATGTTAGAACCTGCTGGTCTGATTTGGTTGATTCCTATACCAACTCCTCCACCATGTTTTGCAAGTAACATTAGTTCTAAGTTTTTACTTCCAATATCGTAAATAGAATCTGCAACATCAATACCAAAACAAGAAATTGGTAAACCTCTATCTGTACCTGTATTAGATAATACTGGTGTTGCAAGATTTAACCAACCTTTCCAAATATAATCAAAGAATTTAGTTGCCATCTGAGGTTTTTCTAATCTCTGTGCAACTCGTGTTGCAACTCTCCAATAAGCATCTTTTGGTTTTTCACCTGGTAATAGATAACCTTTTGATATAGTTTTAACGTATATCTCTGTGTTAGCCCATGATGGGAAATCCACATCAAGTTCCCAACCTAATTCTTCGCCGTAATTTGTTTTAGCCATTTTTTTATTTTTATTGTAATCTATTTTTCTCTAATGAAAACACCACCTTCGGTCTTTCCTTTTCTATCTTTTATTTCATTCCATGCTGCTTCTAAACATTCAGCTGGAGTGTAACCTAATTGTTGTGCGAAGATAATAACTGTTACAAGTATATCACCAATACCATCTTTCAATTCAGGTTCATTCTTTTTTAGAAGTGCTGCTGAGGTTTCTCCCAACTCTTCCATAATCTTAATCATCTGTTTTGGTGCGTTTTCACTCTTATCAATGTTTCGTTCAATCGCCCAATCACGAATCTTAACTTCTAATTCGTTTAATGTCATAACTTTTGTTTATTAAAATAAATCACCCCAATCTTCACCTTCGTTTGCTTTGGAGTAATCGGTAGGTCTAACTGCGAAGAAATCAGTATGTGTTAATCCACCTGTAAGGTGGTAGAACCATTCTAGCTTTTCTGCTTTTGTTTTATCGAATTCAAAACTTGGTTCATAACCTAATTCTTGTAATTTTGTATTTGTTCTTGCTTTAATAAACTCTTTCAAATCTTCTTTTTCAAGGTTTTCTAAATCACCTTGTTCAAATATCATATCAATAAAGTTTGTTTCTAACTGAACAATTAATTTTGAAGCTTCTTCAATTGATTCTTTACACTCATCTAATAATGTAGGATATTCATTACACATTTCTCTGAATAATTGACAACCCATCTTAGAATGTAGAGATTCATCTCTTACAGACCATTTCATTTGTTGTCCGATACCTTTTAGTAGATTTCTCATTTGGAATGAGTAGAGTACTGCAAATGAAGAGTATAGAGATACTCCCTCACTAAATGCAGAGAAGATTGCTAAACTTCTACCAACTTCCTGTCTTGCCTGTGGATTTGTTGCCAAATCTTCATGTGTCCATTTAGCGGTAGTTGAAGTTAGGAGTTCAAACTTCTCAGCAACTGCAGGTTCGTGCAGAAAAGCTGAGAAATCATCCAACCCTAATGTTTCATTTAAGTATGAATATGCAGTAGCATGAATTGTTTCTTGTGAACCAAACATCATCGCCATCTGTCTTATCTCATGTTTAGGAAACCAATCGGTAACCATATTAGTCCAATAATCAGAAACTGCACATTCAGTTTGAGCAAAACCAAGTAGAATATTCCCCACTAAGTTTTTCTCAGCAGGTGTTAATCTTTCATTCCAATCTTTAACATCACCCTGCATTGGGATTTCTGTATGTAACCAAAATGCTTGTGCTTGTTTTAACCAACCTTCTGTATAGTAGATTGGATATTCGAAAGGTTTGAAAGGAATTCTTTCTTGAAATAGTTTGCTCATGATATAACCTAATTATTTTGATTCTTCTACTGAAGCTTTTCTATAATCGGTTACAAGTTTCTTAATTTCACCAATTGCTTTTCTAGCTCTTGATTTAGCAGCTTTAGTAGTGCCATTGTGTTCTGATTCGAATTGAGTATATAACTCGCTAATGTTTTCGAAAATTTCTTGTGAATTTGCCATAAAATTTATTCCTTATTTATTTAGTTATTAAAATGACCTTAAAGGTCGGTGTTTATAATTATCATATATATTAAAAAACGTAATAGAAATCTTATATTATTTTTTAACTTTTCTATTTTGTTATATTAACTTAATTTTATTCTTAGGGGTGGTATAATTTTTTGATATACTTACCCCATATTTTCTACATATTTCTTATGTAAAAGCTTCTTGGTTTCTAATTGACCACTTGCAGCTTCTTTCTGTGCAATCACACCATCTGGTGATGTTCCATCATACACTTCAATGTAACCTGTATTCGTATCCATCTTACAAGGGAATGTAATCCCATCTGGTCCGAATCTGTTTTTCATAACATGGGCTCTTGCAGTGTTGTTCAACTTATCTTTTGATTTTCTACTCCAACTCATAATGAAATCTGCGTTCATTACTTTTGCATATGAATCTGCAATCTTATCTGCTTCGATAACTTCGGAATCAATTGCTGAACGGTTGGTTTGAGATGCAGTCCATACAGGTATTTCGAGTTCCCCACTCATACCTCTTAGGTCAATATAGACACCTCCTTGTTCTTGATAAGTAGAGTCTGACTTATTAGAATGGGAGAGTAGTAAGTCGGCGTAATCAATTATGATAACATCCGGTTTGTTATCTAACGTAACCATCTTCTCGATATGTTGTTGTAACTTTTTTACCGTAACACCTTTTGGCGGAAAATACTTAATAAGTAATCTTCCTTGAAGATTTTTAATTTTGCCTTTAACTTCTTCCTTCTTGACCTTCAAATCTGCTGAGGGAATACCTGTAAATACAGTATCATATCTTGCACCAACGTAGTGTTCTGATAATTCCATTGTATAATGTACCACACTCAAACCTTTCCGAACAGCTTCTGCACCGATAGCGGTGAGAATCCATGTTTTTCCTACACCCGAAGGTGCTACAACTACTCCAAGTTCACCTGGTCCCAATCCACCATCCATTAAATCATTGATTGGATTCCATTTTGTTGCAACTGTTGTTCTTTTCAAATCTTCTGTTCTTTCATCAAAATCTTCGATATAATCCATACCTAAGTTGGTTTCATTCCCAACCTTCATTGCAGCATCTACTTCATCTTTGATTCTATCATAAGAACCAGCTTTGAGTAAATCAACTGAACGTAGTATTACACCTTTAAGATTTTGATTAATACAGAACTCCCTAAATTCATTTTTGATGTAATCTAAATCAACATTACCAATATTAGTAAAGACATGTCGTAATTGTTCTACAACAGTTTTCTTTAATATATCGTTATCTATTTTTGATAATTCAGATTTGAATACATCTAGGGTGGGAGGTTTTCTATATTCGTTATGATATTCAATTATTTCACTTATAATCCATTTATTTGCATCGTTCTCAAAGAACTTTGGATTAGTGATTTCACTTATAACATCAAGAAATTTATTATCTGTAACAAGAGCAGATACTACCTTTGATTGAAAGGATTGCCCATATTTTGATAATGTATCTATTTGTTCTGCCATTGACTCTTTTTTATAACTGATACAAATATACGAAAAATATTTATATTTTCCAAATTATTTTGTAATTAAATTTCCAAAAGTGGTTTTTAACCAATCATTTATATCTCCAAAGTTATTTACAACTTTATATTTTAATAGAAGTTTCATGAAATCCATTTTACTAAGTGGTGTGATTTCTTGATTGAATCTATCTAAGGTATTCATTTTTATGGTACCTGATATATCAACATCATCTAATTGCATTAATTCTCTATTAAGGAGTATTTGATTTTTTGAATTTATAATATCTTTGTATATTTTTATTTTTCCTTTTGTTTCTTCTATCTTCTGTTCTGCTAAGTTTAACAAATCATCTACTGATATTGTATCTTCACCTGTTATTTCAGGAAATCTCTTTACTAAAGTTTTGATTCCACATCCATAAACACCAGGTATATTATCTGATTTATCTCCATCTAGAACTCTATATAACAAAAGGTTTTTTGACTCTATTCCGTACTCTTCTTTTACTAAAGATTTATTGTACATTTTCTTTTTGGTAGGTGACCAAACAATGGTTGTATCATCAACTAACTGAAGGAAATCCTTATCAGTTGACATTAGTACTGCTTGTTCATCTTCTTTAAGAAGATTTGTGGTTATATAAGCCATGATATCATCGGCTTCAACACCATCATATATCATAGTTGTGAGAGGTAATCCATCTAACATCTCGTTTAACCAAACGAATTGTCTTTTCATAGATTCTCTTTCATCCTCATCGTTCATTAAATCAGCATATGCTCGATTTACTCTGAGTTTGTTTTTATCTCTCTGTGCTTTATAACCACCAAATTTCTTTTTACGAGAGGTTGAACCTCCCTTTCCATCAAAAACTACAACTACACGAGTCGGTTGAGTTTGTCTGATTGCATATCCAATAGATTTCAATGCTCCAGTCACTCCACCAACATGGTCACCATCATCATTCATTGTAGGAATGGATGACCAACATCTGATAAATGTATTTAACCCATCAATAATTAATACACGAGAATTCTTGTGTCTATTGATATTTTGGGTTCTGTCAATCTCAACTGACTCTAATATGTTTTTGTAAAGTTTTTTCATGTAAGAAGTTCTTTGTTATTGGATGATTCGTTTAAGTAGATATCTATTGCTTCTAATCTATCTTGAGATTCAGCTAATAATAAAAGTGCCTCTTCAGCATTTTTATAAAAATCTTCTGTCGAATGGTCTCCAATACCAACGGCCTTCTTATCTAATAAATCTAGAGATAAAAGTGCTTTGGCTTTATCAGCCTCAGCAGATTTTCTCAACATTATAATTAATTTGCTCATAATTTTATAGTTTATTCTGGTACTTCAGTATCGATTTCCATTTTATCGATATCTAATGTATCGGATTTATACTGTAAGATAGATTCTTCACAAATCTTTTTATAGATTTGTTCTCGAACTTCTTCTCTATCTTCCATAAGTTCTACCCAATCTTTAGATTGAAATTTAATCTCTTCACCGGTTTCAGTATCAACATACTTATACCAAGCTCCACTTTGGGTTACCATTTTGTTTTCTTTCATAACTTTTAGCCATGAACCATAGTTATCAATTCCTCTATCAAAGTAAATTTCAAAATCAGCCGCTCTTAATGGTGGGCCCATTCTGTTCTTTACTATTTGACATCGAACTTTGATTCCAACAACCTTATCGTTGCCGTTTACCTTCATTTTGATTTGTCCCATACCTTTCAACCTCAATCTTACAGATGCATGGAAAGCAAGAGCTTTTCCACCACTTGTAGTCCATGGGTCACCGAATGGCATGGCATTCATCTTTTGTCTAAGTTGGTTAGTGAATACTAATGAGATTTTCTGTCTACCAATCATATTGGTAATCTTTCTCATCGCCTTCGAGATAATAATAGCTTTATCAGTAGCATATCCATCTTTACCATAATCAGCCGCTAGTTCTGTTTTGGTTGATGCTGCTGCAACTGAATCTACTACGATAGTTACAATTTTATCTTTAGATGTTTCTCTAACTTTCTCAATGATAGTTTCAGTAAAATCAAAGATTTGTTCAACTGAATCTGCTGATACATAAAGAAGTTTAGAGACGTCAACACCGATTGCCTCTAAAAATTCTCTACTTACTGCAGTTTCTGTATCAATCAATACAGCAACACCACCTTGCTTTTGTGTTTCTGCAAGGAGGTGTGCCGATAGTAATGATTTTCCACTTTGTTCCAAACCTGTAACTTCTGTTATTCTACCAACAGGTAAACCACCATAAGGACGATTGGAGATAGCCACATCCAACATAGCACATCCAGTCGATATCCACCCTTCTACATTTGTAGGAGCTTCATCTTCATTTAAGAAGAATGCAACTTTTTGGTCTTTGGATTGTTTGTTAAGTTCACCCGCCAGAATATCTGCCAAGTCAAGCTCTTTTGCTTTCTTTTTCGCCATTTAGTTTGGTTTAGTTGTTAAATAAGTCATCAAATGCAGCCGCCACATCATCAGTTTTCTTTGAATCTGAAGTTGTAGGTTGAGCTACTGGTTCACTTTTAGTTTCAGTTGAAAGTGTTGATTGGGATACTGATTCATTTTTTGATTCAGATTCACCTTCTGCAGTTGGATTTAACCAACCTTCTAATACTGATTTTAATTCATCATAAGATAATTCAGAATATAAATCTGTAATTTCAGTTTGTGTTTCTATAAAAGAAGTTGCTCTTGTAGCATCTTCTGAAACTGCAGTTTCACTTGGTTTTACTCTAATTGTAGTTGTAGGATATGAAGTACCTGCTTCTTCAGCTGATTTGTACTCGATTGTTAAATCTCTACCACTTGTAGGGTCTGTAATATCTCCATAATCAGGGTCAGCAATGTAACCTAAGATTTCTTGATATACAGTTTTACCAAATCCCCAAAATCTAACTCCTTCACCTTCTTCACCTCTTACAACAACAGGTACGAAAGTTCTCAACTTAGGCTCCATAGCCTTCGCCGCTTTCCAATCTTCTTTATCTCCCATTCTTTTTAGTTTATCCGCAAACTCTACAATAGGGTCTGGTCTACCAAATGATTGTGGTGATAAATAAGTTTTGTTGTTAATGTTGTAGTGAAAGTACAATTCAATGAAAGGATTATCTTGATTGAATTTGTAAGGAACGATTCTCACTTGGTGCTTACCAGGTGTTGGTTTCCATAATGAGTCTGATTTCCTTTGTGTGTTTTGTAGTTTGTTCAGTCTACCTCTGATTGCGTTAATGTCTAAAGCCATAATTTTACCTTTTAGTTTTAATTAATTTAATTGTTTAAGTTTAAGTTTTGAGTGATAAACTTATTAACACTCGGTGTATATATAAATATAATAGAACCTCAAAAACCACCGAATCTTTTTGGTTTTTTATTAACAATATGCTAATTTAATTTACTATGTAAATATACGAAAAATATTTTGATTATACAAGCAAAAAGTGAATTATTTTGCCCACTTACCATTACTAACTATCTGAGCAATGATTCCATAAACTGATAGGTCTTGATATGAATCTTCGATTGCCTCTCCAACCTCATCTTTCTTACCTTGTACTACCATTTGTTTTAATCTTTGAATCTTATCATTCATCCTAAACCAAAGACCGGTTAAAGAGATGTTAATATCTGCTTTTGTTTTCAAGTCAGAACCAACTGATATATTATCTGGTCCATAGTTTGCCTGCTTTTTACAGAAAAGTTCATATTGAGTAAACATGATTCTTTTGAATTCATCTGTCATTTCAGGCCATTGTTTTTCCATTTCTTCTACGATATCAGAATTATCGTATTTGATTACAGAGTATTCAACCTCATCAGGTGCCTTAAAATTTAACTTGTGATTTCTAGTTTGTTTTTTTACTACTTTTTTTTGAGTTGTAGTGCCAGTCTCTGTGCTTTTTTTCGCCATAAGATTAATATTTGTAACAAATATACGAAAAATATTTCACAAATCCAAGCAAAAAATAAAAAATTTTATGAATTTGCGTCTTTTATTCTTTGAACTATATCTGCGAAGATAGTTGCTATCTTTGTTTTTTCATCCGCAGATGTTTCTGTTATCTGTGTTGATATAATATCGTTATCTATTCTTGGTGCTATATTTCCCATGTTTATTCCTTTTTATTTTTTATTATGTACTAATATTCCATCTACGAAAAAGTTATTGAAATCTGAAACGGCTACTAAGTTATATACTGTTGCCGATTCTTCAATTATTTCTATGTTAGATACAGATATTTTACTACCATCAAGTTTTAGAAAGTCATCATCTACGTTAATATCTTCTGCTATAGTCCACCATCCTTCGTGTTCTCTATTGGTTACATAGAATGGATGTTCAGTAGTAGTTGTAATAACATGGTCATTAGATAATGTTATTTTAACTAGCTTATTTTGTGTTATTTCTTGAACATCACCCACAAATCCCTCTGAAACTACTAATTCATCAGTATCAAATGTTTTAACCATCTGGCCAGGTTCTATTTCCTCTATGTTCATTTCACTTCCATCTGCCAAAGTTACTTTAGTTCCTGCAATAAAACATCCACCACAAGTTGAACAGTTATTATCACAATAATAGTTACCACATGGTGCCCAAGTTGTATAACAGTAGTTACACATATTGTGATGAATTGAGAACAAACCATCTCCGTTTTTCGAATCAACTAAGAAATAATCATATGGTTCAATATCCACGGAATAGATGTAAAAGTTATCTTTATAAACTATATCTAAGGAACTAATTTCTTTTGTTACATGATTACTAGAACCACTTTCAAAATATACAATCTTATCACCTACCAACAATTTATTAATAAATTCAAATCTTGTTATATCATTTGAACCTGATATTACGGTATAAATTTCATTTTCAGGTGCATCATCAAAAGAAGTTCCATCATTAAGTGTTACTCTAACAAATAAATCTTCTACACTTTCCGAAATTATACTTACTACCGAGGATGTTTCATATGAAAGAGAAGAAGTTGTTAATGCTAAAGTACCTTGATGTTCTTGATAGTCATCACTAGGTTCACCACTATATTCAGAACCAGTTACTAATTGGAATCTAGGTGCTACTATTGATGAACTTATTTCTAAATTTTCAACATTAGTTGTTAGATTATTAGGTATTAAAATATCAGATTCTGCATCTGTGTGATATTGAAGGGTTTGTTTACCAGAGTATTTATTAAGATACTTAAACCTTGTGTAAGAACTCAATGAACTAGATTCTAATCCTTCTTCACCAATTCTTAATCTAAAATTTGAACTATCATGGGATAATGGTAAAACAGAAGAGTTTCTGTATGAACCTAAGTTTATAATATCTAAATTAGCTCCATGTATAATATCTAAACTTCTAATTACAGTAATTCTATCATTTACCACATTATTATCACCTGTGATATATTCTTGAATAAAGAAATCATTACTAGTAATATCTGCTTTTTTAGAAGCTAAGTCAGCTGAATCGGTAAATCCATATAATTTTGGATATAATGATAAATCATAATTTGGATATCTAGCCTTTTCAATAAGGTTAGGTGCATCTGTTACAGATGTATCAATTGTATCTAACGTATCGTATAAGAAATCAGATGAAGAAACATATGTTTTTGGGAGTGCATCAGAACCACTCATCAATTCTAAAAATTCAAGTTTATCAGCACAATATGTTGAATCAACAATAGCTGATACATCATAAGCATGTCTTAAAATGAATTTATCATCCGCATCTGTTACTGATGGTATTGTGATTGCACTAGCTTGTACTTCATGTTGAACAAAAGTAATGCTTCTTGTTTCACATTCAGATGCAAGTAAACCATTAAAACCTTGGTTATAAATACCAGTTGCGGGTGTAATACTTTCATTATAAATGAACTCTAAAGTTGTTATATTGTTTGCTTCTAAGAAGTCAAAGAATGGGTCTATATCTAGATATTGTAACCCTTGGTTGAATATTCCGGTGTTTGTGTTTATCTCTAGAACTTTAGCATCAGTTCCATCAAAGATATAATCACTTCCAATTATTGTTCCTCTCATACTAGTTTTTCCTTATTTACTGTGTACATATAAATATTATCAAAATTAAAATAAAGTAATCATGACTATAATACATATCAAAATAATTTTTTATTTTCCTTATTATTGTAGTTAAAGTTCATATTTACTACATATCTATCTATACTAGATGGATACGTTGACCTATGAAGAGTTTTTCCATCAAATATGACTGCTCTACCTTTCTTTGGTGAACTTGTTTGAATTTTTTTGAAACAATCAAAGTCTTTGTTTCTCAAAGCATCTTCCCAATCATCTATATTATAACTATCGTTTAATTCAAAAAATGAAGTATCACCATCAGAGTCATTTATGTAGTACACTAAAGAAAAATGCTCTTCTTCTCTATCAAGGTGTATAGCATAATCTTGATTATGTTTAGGTGTATCTAAATAACATAGTTTGTTTATTTTAATTCTCCAATTAATTGATTTACTTAATCCAAGTTTGGATAAGATGTTTGAAGATATTTCAAGTAATATAACATTAATATTATTTGGGAATGTATCACTTTTTCTTTTGGGGAATACCCATTGTGGAAATATAATTGTATCATCAATACCTTTTAGGTTTTGTAAATTATTCCCATATTCGAATGCTGGGTGTTTAGTAAAGTAAGATTCTAATAAATTTTGCTTTTCTAATGATATAACATCATCAAAAACATGAATACCTTCAAGCATATAACTTAAGTTAAAGATTGTTAAACTCTATAATTTCAAAAATTCTTGTAGAGATTTTTTTTGTTCCCTCTACGTTTGTTACTATAATTGAGTTTTTGAATTTATCCCAATCGATAGTAAATGTTTTATCTAATACACCACCATTTTCTTCTTTTACCAATTCGTTTAGAGCGTTAATGGTATAAAGTGTATTACTTTGTTTTTTACGATGTACTAATATAGTATCATCCATTGGCTTATCTGGTTTATGGCTGGTATCTATATTGTATGTAATAAAAAGTTCTTCCAAATTACCCTTATTCTGAAGAACGTAAATATAGTTATAAACTATATGGTAAGTTTCTCTAATAAGTTGTAGGGTATTTTGAAGTTTCTCTTTAGTTGTAAATGTACAGAGTAACTGTGTTTGCATTAATCTTCCTATCAATTATATGTTCACATATAAATATAATAAGATTTTTTCAAAGATTGAAAATACACTACAAATGTACATTACCACTAATTAGAGTTATACATGGATGTACATTTCTATACTTCCCCATAAATAGATACTAATTTGTTCAACTCTTTTTGTCTATTTTCTCTTTTCTTACCTTGTATATTCGGGTCTGATAATTGAGCTTTTAATATTTCTATTCTTTTAGTATCTAATTGTTTGTTCATTTCTTTTCTTGCTTCATCAATCACTTCTTCTTGATTTTTATCATCTTCCAATGAACTGCCAAAGTAATTAAATTTCTTAAACTCTTCAATCAGATATTCGTGGTCTTGCCCTTTACTTCTTCTTTTTGCACCACCTCTACTTCTACCAGCTTGTACATATACAGTTAAGGTTTTATTGAAAGGTTCTTGTTTGAAATCAATATCTTCCTTATTCTCAGGTAACTCTACTCCCTTTTCTTTCCAAAAGGCCTTTACTTTATCATAATACTGTGGGTCTGCTGGAATTCCCTTTGATGGGTCTCCTCCTTCTAATTCAGTAATTGTTTTGGCATCAGGATGATAAAAATTATGAGCTTTCATCATTGCATTAGTTT